AATAGCATCAGTACAGAGAATAATCAAGAGACAGGTCGAGAAGTACTGGAGGTTATACCTCAAGAAACATGACTTCGACCCTGCTAAGGCCAACATCAGACTAAACTATGGAGTACCCATCGAGAAGGAGATCTCAATAGAAGATATTATCAAACTCAAAGAAACTAACCTCATCACAGAGCCTGAAGCAAGGAAGATGCTGAAGAAGGCTGGGTTTGAGGTGGATATAGAAGTACCGGAGAAAGAACAATGAGCAGACTAAGTAGATATGGAAAGTTGATTAGAATTGTGGAAGGCAATCCAGAACCCAAAGAAACTGCCAAGTTCGATTGGGCTGATGCAATTCTTGATGCTGGTATCTTCTCAGCTATAACCTTCTTCACCACGATAGCTGGAACTTCAACAGTCGGCTTACAGGGAGAGAAAGGAATCATCGCTGGTGGAATTGCTGCTGCATTACAATTCTTCACTATCTTGGCAATCAAACGGAAACTTATCAGAGAGGAATAGAAATGAGTTACTATGGAACTATTGATCTAGTCAAGGACCGGCTATTGATTGCTCTAGAAGATGACCAATATAATTCAGCTATTGAGGCAGCATTGGTTGAAGCTTCAGCGTATATTGATGTGAGACTGGGGCCCTATGAAGAGGAACTTCCACTTGAAGAACCTCCAGATATGATCAATGTAATTGCTGCAGATCTGGCTTCAGGAATCTTCAAGAGGAGACACATGCCACAGGATATGGATCTAGGATGGTGGGGCCAGGGACTTAGGAAGCTTGATGATTACATCAAGAATACCTACCATAAGGGAGTGTTCCCTAGCTTTGTATAAGAATAACTTAAGTGAGGTGAGTGATTAATGAAAGAAGGAACAAGAATGGAAGATGTCATCGAGTATGTCATCAGAGATGGGATGGGCAAAGTCAGGAAGAGTTGGACAAGCAAAGGAACAAGTCACAGATGTCTGACTAACTCAGGATTTGGCATCGTTGCAGGTCTACTTCTGACAGACATAACTGGTGGAACTATCACAGCTTTCGACTATGTTGAGATTGGGACAGGGACAATAGTTGCAGCCCCAACAGATGTTGCTCTAGGAACCGCGATCAAGAGGAAGGCGGGAACTGGAACAAGAATCCAGACAACAATATTGAATGATACTGCAAACCTTGTAGCTACATTCTCTAGTGCTGATGGTTTGAGTGGCACCAGCGATGTAAGTGAAGTTGGCATGTTTAATGCTGCTTCAGGTGTAACCATGCTCATGAGACAGACTTTCACTCCAGAACATCTTGATTGGGATGCTGGTGACAGTCTACAGATGACAGTAAAAGTCCAGATGAAACAGGGCACATAAGTTCCCTCTTTCATTTCTATCCCATTCAAAGGAGAACCATGAATGAAAGATGTAGCTAGTATCATAAAGAATTTCCTAGAAGCTAACTGGACAGAGGATACACCAGGAACGATAGATATCAAGTGGGCTTTTGATGAATACAATCCAAATGATCCTTCTCTCCAGATCCTATTGGAGAATATGCCTGACAAGAAGACTTTCATAACTCGGAATTACTATAGGATAGAACACAGCTGCAAGATCTCCATCTTTGTTAGGCCAGTGAACTATCTTCCCACTACAATAGAAACCTACAAGGTCACTTTCAACAATATGAAGACTGAGATAGATAGAATTCTCAATGTGAATAGATTTGGTCTTTCACCGATCTACTCAGTTACACCGGAAGGTTGGAGGGACATTGACTTTGAAGTTGGAAGAGACAGCAAGGGTAAGACTGGAAAAGAACCAATAACTTTCATTGCCGAACAAGTCATTAGAACAATCTATTATGAAGGAGACTGGGCATAATGACTGGATGGTTGGCTGGATTTGCATGTCGTAAATCACATTTAATGTTGGCAACTTATGAAGGTTCAACAAACTTCCCAATATGCATCAAGGTCTATTATGGGACTGGAACTGATGGGACAGAGAAGGTTGACCACTTAACAAACTATGGTGGAACAACTGATACTTGGACTGGCAAGATTTACTGCTCAAGTCACTGCAAGGCAGACTTCAGTGATGTAAGGTTCACAGACGATAGTGGTGATACTAAACTCAATTACTGGATGCAAGAGAAGGTTGATGGCAACTATGCAATATTCTGGGTTAAGGTGACTGATGATGTCTCAGTATCAACTACAATTTATATCTACTATGGTAAAGCATCTGCTACAGATGAAAGCAACGGTGAAGGAGTATTTCTTCTATTCGATGATTTCAATGATGGTACATTAGATACAGCTAAATGGAATGTTGATGGAAGTTATACTGAGGTCGGTGGACTTCTTACTCTCGAATCTGGTGCATATATCCAGAGCAAACTCACTTGGTATCAGAATGTCATTATCTTTATGAAGGCCAAGTTCAGCATTCCTTCAGGATTCATTGGATTCTGTAAGACGACTGGTGGAACTGATGATGCAGCTAAATTCATAGGAGAATTATCAACAATACGAGCAAGAACTCAACAGAGCACTTATTATGAGACAATAAGCATTGGAGCATACTACGGCAACTTCTATAAGTTCGCCATTAAGTGGTTGAGTAAATATCCAATAAGTCACAGTGTGTTTAACAGTCTACAATACTTCGTAGATGGTACTGGGAAGGCATGGCTTGCCAACAGTATTCCAAACGAGACTATACCTGCAACTGAAACCAATACAGGAGTGGGGCAGATTATCTTTGACTGGATTGCAGTTAGGAAGGTTGCTTCTGCTGGAGAAGAACCAGTACATTCGACTTGGGGAGGAGAAGAAATGACTTTTGGTTTAATTGCAAGAGTCGAATCGGTCTATGTGAAAGGCACGACCTTGAAGGGAGTTCAGTCCGCAATCTGGACTGATAGTGATCCATGGGTGAAGACCCCGATTCCTCTAGGTCAGATGCTTCATCAACACCTAATGCCAAATATGATTGAAGGTACAATTGTATGCATGGATATTACATCAATTTGGGAAGCATTCTATGGTGGAAGTCCACCAATAATTGATGAAGACACTGGGGAGAAGACAAAGTTTAGTTCTGATGGAACTGAATTCGTAATCACGCTCAAGGATATTCTTGGAAATTCTATAGTATTTAATTTCTATGATGTACGAATACTCACAATCCAGACGGTAACCCCAGAACTGGAATCTGGTGGCGAAGGTGCTTGGACGATTAAGTTCACGGCAAGACTGGTCATGAAAGTTTAGGAGGAAGAATGAATGGCTGAAGAGACACCTGAGGAAGTACCAGTTGAATTGGAGATAACACTTCAAGAATACCTTGAAGTACATATGTCGACTGCTCTATCCAGTCTACTGACTGTTATTGTTGAAGAGATAAGAGTAGCTACTCCTGTTGGCACTGGCCCAACAAGTGGAGAGTTAAGAGATTCAATCTCTGGAGAGATCACGCTGGACGGTATAGATATCCACTTCGATTGCCCACATGCTAAGTATGTGAATCTAAGTTATGCAAAAGCGATTCTTGACAGTCATTTTCCAGAATTCCAGGGCATAATGCAAGAATTGGTAATTGACTACTGGAATATGATAAGCAAAGAATTTGGAGGCAGCACCTAATGGCTGATGATAGTGTGACTCTAAGTCTGAAAGTTAATGTGGGAGAAAGTCAAGCCTCCTTATCTGAGATGCTTCATCTATTGAGATCCTCAGCAAGCCTCCTAAGGAAGCTAGGATTGCCGGACAATATACAGGCAGGACTGATGCAAGTACAAAGAATGATTATAGTCCTTAATCTATTGCAGAGAACGATTGAAGCAACCTATGTGAGCATGGGTCCTCTTGGTTGGGTCTTGTTAGGAATTTCTTGGGCTAGCACCATCGTTACGATGGTTGATCTAACTTAGGTGAGTATGATGGCATGGCTAGCTGGATGGGCCTATCGAAAGAGTCATGTTGTCACTGGCTCAACATTCTCAGCTGTGTCTCTATACCAGATGCTGCTTGATGTCAGGAAGACAACTGGATCAGATAGTGGAAGCATAGTCTTCGTTGGAAGCAATGTCCAGGATGACTTTGATGATATCCGTGTCACAACCTCAGATGGAATAACTCTCCTGGATCAGTGGGTAGAATCGTATGTCCCAGGGACTTCAGCACAGATCTATGTTGAGATGGATACAATTCCTATCAGTCCTGGTTCCTCAACAATCTATATCTACTATGGTAAGTCAGATGCTCCTTCAGTATCTAACATTGCAACCACAGGAATAGTTGGACAGAACTTCGATGAGCAAAGCGATGGAGCCAATCCTACAGACTGGGTTCTAACCAGAGAATCCGGGGGTACTATTGAAGTTGATAATGTCCAATACTATTCAGCTAGTCTTTCACTTAACATCCATGATCACTCGACTTCAGACTATGTGTTGGCCCATAGACCATTCGCAAGCCAGACGAGACTGAAAGTTGCTGTCAAAGTAAGGAAGAACAACACTAATTCACCCACAGCCTTTCGGTTTGGTGACACATTCTCCCCAGGAAATGAAGCAATAGCATTCGCACTGGATTCGAATGGTTACTTAACTTATTATGATGGTACTTCTCACAATCTTGTAACCTACAGCATCGACACATGGTACAAACTACTCTTCATTATAAACACAGACACCGATAAGTTTGATCTCTATAGAGATGGAGTCAAGATAGGTGACCAACTATCATTCTGGCATGCTGTCAGTGGTATAGCTGATCTTGACATAGACACAGGTACTGCTACAACCCAGGATGCTTGGTTAGATGATCTGGCAATATTCAAGTTCATCACTCCAGAACCAGCACATGGTGCTTGGGGAAGTGAAGAAGAGGAACTTATACCTACTGACTATAAGACTGTCACTGAACTCTTTGGATTGCTTGATTCATCTTCCATAAAGACAGGGATATCAAAATCTGCAGTTAGCTATCCAACTGCCGCACCAACAAGAAGAATTCTTACCCGCTTGTCTGATGGAACACTCTATGTGGTTTATCAGAAGATACTGACAGGTCCCAGCACTGCACAGATTTATGTCAAGAAAAGCACTGATCAAGGAGAACACTGGACTGATGAGACAAGGATAAGCACAGCAACTGGAATGGATAATTATAGCCAATATGAACCTGCAATAGCTGTAGATTCATCTGGCAACCTTCATGTCATCTGGGCAGGAAAGGGAACTGGAGACACTGGTTCTTGGCTTTACTATTCTAAGAAGACAACGAGTTGGTCTACTCCCATCAAGATTAGTTCCCAAGCAGTGTACATTTATTTCACATGCAGCATAGCTGTTGACAGCAATGACTATCTTCATGTAGTTTATCTGACTTCTGGGAATTTACTCTATTACACCAAATATGATACTAGCTGGAGTACTCCATACCAGATTGACTCAGCCACAGGATCCGGGCCACAAATGACAGTAGATGGGAATGATTATCTTCATGTGACCTATTACATTACTACTGGAGCTAGCAGAATCTTCTACACAAGATATGACACTTCCTGGAGTACCCCAGTTGCAATTGATACTGGACTGGGAGACTATAATAGATACCATCCAACAATGGCAATTGACAGTTCTAATAATCTTCATGTGACCTTCCATGGACAGAGTACCTCCTATCCCCTTTCGACTCAGACTCAGATCTGGTATGTCAAATATGATGGAAGTTGGTCTTCTCCACTTCGCATTAGTACTCTTCCAGGGATGGATACTATGATTCAACAGGATGCTAGTATCTCCATCCAGGGGAATGATAAAGTTCATGTATTCTGGTCAGGCAAGGCTACAGCCTATTCAGACTTCTATAGGTTGTGGCACAGAAGTGTATCTGGTGTATCTTGGTCAGACATCTCTCTTGCTCAAAGCAATGCAAATTCTCAGTTTCCGAATCAAAGATGGAGTTTCTATCCAGAAAGCAACATTATCACTTCGAGGTTGGACTATGTCTACACTGAAGGGACTGAAATAGCGAATTATGTCATCTTCTATGACTATAAGCAGGTTGGAGGTCTGATTTCACTAATTAAAACTGAACTGTTCGGGCTTCTTGATTCTTATTCCAAGTTCAAATGGACCTCTATTCCAATGACAGTTACAGAGATCTTTGGCCTAGTGGATTCGATTATTGTTCTAGTACCCAAGACTTATCTGACTGTGGTTGAACTCTTCGGTCTGGCTGATTCCAAGACAAGAACAAAAGGAATCCACAGGACTCTGTATGAGATACTGGAAGAGGTAGACAGCCAGACCCACAATAGAGCTCTGAAGATCCTAGTGGAAGAGATCCAGGGTTTCCTAGATAAGATGCCTCTAGCCGTGAAGGTAAGTAGGATATTCAAATTCTATGAGAAACCAGAAATAGAAGTCGATGTGGTGAAGGCATGATGGAAATGAAAGAGCCGGAAGAAACCGAGATCATTCGAAAAACTCTCATCAATGGTAAAGAAGATCCCATCCTTGAAGACTGCATAACTACAAAAGTAACTCAGAGGGAGAGTAAGATATGGGATGCAATGTTAATTGCTAATGATGAGAAGGGCAAGACTTTCCTTGGGACAGTTGACTTGGAAGATGAGGTCACGGTTAAGTTCAAGTATAAAGATAAACCTGGAGATTCTTGGCACATTTTATTCAAAGGAAAGGTGGTTGAACTTCAACCAGAAATGAACATAAAAGGTGAGATCTGCTCAGTGAAAGCCTATGGAACTGGAGTGGGACTCAAGAGAATGCGAGTTCCTGAGGAGTATGGAACTGAAAGTAAGTATGGATTCATGAATAAAGTCATATTTGATGATAATTATTTCGTTGACCAGTATACAACCTCTACCCATGAATGGAATCTGGTGGGCAGCAGTCCCTTCCTACAAGATGGTGATTCTGATCACATCTATGTTGACTGGTTGACAACTTCAGTAAATGACGATCTTCATGTTGCTAATTGGACTTTTATCCACAATGATTTTACTCATGTCAATGACAGCCCATGGTTGCATGATGATGATGAGAGTAACTACATCACTGAGATAGCAGATCCTTCTGCTGTTGGTCATTATGATGAATACTATGAATTTGAAACTCTAGGTCTGCCTTCAGGTGAATTCTCGGTCTCTGCTGTTTCATTAAAAGTTAAGGCGAAACTATTTGATGGGGTGAATGGTCATGCTAGTATGACTCTTAGATTCTATTGCTGGGATGGATCAACCTGGTGGAGTGGAGCCTGGCCTTTTACATCAACAGATTGGGAAACTGTTACCTTCAACTTCTCCTGTTTAGATACACTGAACAAAATCAATAATGCCCGCCTGAAGATTGAAGTGGAATCAGTCAGTGGTGGAGGCAGTGGGAAGGGTGGAATCAAAGTAACTTACGCTTATCTGCATGTCGAAGGAACAGTGAAAGGTGGAATTGGAAAGACAGAAGGCAAATTTAGATTTGTGGATACGGAACCTCGCAGCTTCTTACTTGTAGATTATCTATGGCTAGAGATTAGAGCTAAGGTGGATCCACCAAGTAGTGAATGCTACATCACTGTTACTTTGACTGATTCTGGTCCGTTCCCTGCACCTCCTATCTTCTTACCTCCTAAGAAGATCACTGGCGGTTGGGAATGGTATATCTATGATTGTAAGGATGCAATAGATATTGACAATCTAAATGACTATAATATGGAGATAACTCTCTATGGTACAGATTCGACCTCAGCTAGACTTACTGTAAGTTCAGCTTGTTGGTACTACAAAGGTTGGGGTCATGATGGAAGCATATCCACACTCCGACAAATCATGACTAATTCGATAGTGGGGATCATTCCTAAGTATGTAGAGAAATATCTGGGAAGTTCAGGCAGAGTTCCCTCGAAATGGGAATTTAACACAGATTATATTTGGAACTGGGATTATGAATTCAAGTTCTTCAACTTCCAGTATGAACCAGCCTTCAATTGTATCAATGACATTACGAGTATAGCTGCAGCAGCAAGTTATCCTAACCCAGGTATCCACTGGATAGTCCTTCCTGATGGACAACTTTGCATGGCTCCTATTGGAAATCACAATGTCTCGGGGATAACAACAGAATATAATATCAACGATGTCTGGCCAACCTGGTCTCGCATCACTCCAATTGAAGTGAAGAAAGAAATGATCACTACCCAGTTCCGTAAGTCAGAGATGGAAGCAAATAGAGTGATTGTGAATCGCATTGTGAAACTTGGAGGCAATGATATGATCTGTGAAGGGAATGCCAATCAATGGGAACACCAACAGTCTGATGGAAAAATCTACAATAGCACTGCCGATCCAAGAGTAGGTTTGCAATGCATTCAATTAGCTAGTTGGCAGATGGCAACTTATAGATTCAGATGTCCTCTTAGTTTCCAAACTTACTACTTAGGTTCCGAGAAGAATGTTCCAACTGTTACCTTCTGGTTCAAGGTTGGAGGAGCAACTTCCAATCATAAGATTTTCTTCATATTTGGCACTAACTGGGAATCACGAATAGAATTTGATCTAAGTAGGAAAGGTGTTAAGGAAAATGAATGGGTCTTTGTTGAAATAGAGATAGGACCAAACTCAAAAGATGAGTGGAGTTCAAGAGATTGGTCTGCCATATCTTATGTTGGCTTCAGTTTCGATGCTGGTTTTCATGCGGGAGAAGAACATTGCTGGGTAGATGGCTTAAGGATCAATGGAAAAATTGTTCGTGTAAGTTACAATAGCACGAGTATAGATAAACATGGATGCAAGGAGAAACTGATTACAGACAGTCTTTCTGAAACCTATCAGTATAAAGATGCAGAAGATGATTCTTGCCCTCTGGGCCAGGTAGCCAAGGCTGAGTTGATTCGAGCGATGAAAACTCCATTAACAGGAATAATACAGATTCCTCTTGACCCCTTGATATTGCCAGGACAATTAGTTATGATCCGAGCATGCAGGAAAGAGACTGGATTCAATATCGATGAGAACACTCACCCAGGCGGATTTAGAATTACAGAAGTTACACATGCCTTTGGGATAAGTGGAGCAACCACTACTCTAAGCCTTACTGATGACCTGACAAATAGTGTTCCAATTGGCCCTGCAGATGCTTACATTGCAATTCTTAAAGCAAGTAATCCGGACTTTCAAGATAGAGATCGAGCATCAATCAAAGCAGCTTCTGTTGACAAAGACTTGATGGTATTAGCAAAAGATTATCCTGCTGGTGATTAGAATGAGTAAACTGAAGGAGTATATAAAAGAAGTCGAGGAAGAGATTAGGAAGCTCAAGGAACTGAATCCTAGCGATAGGCTAGCATTCATGAGTGCACTAGAGCAGAGTCTATACAACATCCATGGAAGCACCATTGGTTGGCATAGCTGGATCAAGTCTCCAGGTATCATGGCTAAATTCTCCAAAGAGGAACTGGCTGGATACTTTGAGAGGATGAGAGAGTATGCTGTACTGTTCCTGGAATTGGATCTGAAAGCTACGAGGCAGATGCAGAGCAAGGGATTGGAGAAGGAAGACAATAAGGAGTTATCATATGTCCAGTAATGAAATATTGCCTGAGAAGGGAATGTACCTAGTGAAGCCACATGGTAACCTAGTCTGGACTGGGAAGAAGACTCTGATCGTAAAGGAGAAGGAATTCCCCAACATGCTCAATATTCCACTCTATCTCATAGAGGGTAAACTCTGTTATGGTATCTTGGAACTCACATCCATGAGGAAGATCTGGAAGGTTGAATTCGAGAATAGAAGGAAGGAACATCTGATTACTCCAGAAGAAATCAAGGCATGGGGCTGGATATTCCCACTCTTTGCTTATGAATATAAGTTCCTAGAGAACTACAAGGTTCCTAGAGGTGTGGAGATTCCTCAGGGAGTCCAGACATTCGTAGATTCAAAGAATATAGAGTTCCTGATATCAGACCAGGACTTAGAAGCTAAGCACCTGTTAGCTCATACTTTATGCAATCTAGACCTGCACCTTTTGGTTCATGCAGAACTGAGGAGAAGAGGAAAGGAACATCAAGATCTAGATGAACTCGATAGAGAGGAAGTCATTCTTCTTGAAGACATTGCCAAGTATGATCCTGCTCCTCTGACAGACCAGGTGCTTGTCAATGATCACAGACTTGCCCACATCTTTGCTAACAGGATGAGAGAAGGAATCAAGATTGAATCGAAGCAATGGAGTCCATTCGCATTACCTGAACAGAAGAAGATGATAGAGCACATTCATAGCCTCATTGTTGCTGAGATGGAGAAGAGAAAGATGAAGCATCTGACTCCACTAGCAGTCAACATTACTGATATCACTGCAGATTATTGCAAGGGTTTAGGTGATGAGGAACTGAAGGCACTCGATGCTTTCCTACACAAGACTGGCAAGGACTCTGGAGTCAATGAAGACCTTGTCAATGCGGCAATATTCGTAGAGGAAGAGTTGAGGAAACGAGGCATCAAGATCCCAGACTGGAAAGATGATCTTGAGAAGCAGATGCAGATCTTCATAGTAGAGTATCCTTCACCAGAAGGTTTACAAGAGGAGATTACCTTAGACAAGGTGGTAGGATCATTCCCTGACACACTGCCTTCGGATTTTCCACCTATACCTATTTTTCTGATTGGCAGGATTGTGAATGAGGGGAAGATTCCTTCTAACCATGACATTGACATTCTCATCAAGGGTCCGTACCTAGAGGGATTGGTCTACTTTATCAAGAATGTCTGCACAGACCCAGCAATAGCTAGGAGACTTCATGTCACCTTTGACCTCAGAGGACCAATGATTGGCTATTCATATCCACTCTATAGTTATGACTATAAGAAGTCAACCATCAACAAGAGACTAAGTCCCTGGGAGATCCTAGCAGAACTCAAGCCCCTTACTTACCACAAGAACCAGAAGCCTGAGAAAGAGACTGAAGTTTGGGATGCAGATGTTCTATGGAGAGAATGGGCAGAGGAAAGGATAGCACATAAGCTGCATGTTCAGAAGAAGTATGATGGCATGTACTTCCAGATACACAGGAAGGGAGATGAGGTTAGGTTCTTTACTGAAGACTCTCATATCGATAGGCAGGATGCCTTCAAGAAGTCAAGAGAAGAACTGTTGAAGATCTCAGGAACTTACATAATTCATGCTGAGATGGTTGAATATGACAATGAAGGAAAGGCACTCAAAAGAGAAGAGATGATCAAGTGGATCAATGCAAAGCCGGAGTCTCTAGATGACAAGAATGTAGTATTCCATGTGCATGATGTCACTTACTTGAATGAAGAACAGTTGGTGGATAAGGGCTATGGAGAGAGATATAGAGCCCTTCAGAGTTTGATCTCTGGAAGTCTCAAGCACTTTGAAGCAATCCCTTCAGTTATAGTGGAGAATAAGCAAGAATTCTTCAAGGCAGTAGAAGATGTCAGGACAATGCCAGGATCTGAAGGTGCAATGGTTAAGGATTCCACAGGAGTCTACAAGACCCAGTGTGCACAATCATCTTGCAGAACCAACGATATGGCTAAGGTAAAGAACCTTAAGGAGATTGATGTCATAGTACTGAAGAGAGTTCCTAAGAAGACTGCTGAAGGCAAGGAGATGGATCAGTACACTTATGAATGTGGGATTCAAATTCCAGCTAGTATGAAGGATGAATTTAAGAGAGTGGAGGAAATTAATGGTAACTACTATGCCTACATTGGAGAGAGTTACTCTACATCTCTTAGACTTGAGAGAGGAGAGATTCTGGTAGTGCGTCCAGTGCAAGTTTTGGAGTACATCGAGGAGGAAGGATAATGCCTAATCATCGAAAGTTGAACCAGCCTCCAAGGTACTTGGATGGTAGAGATAATTCAGAATATGAGAGATGGAGATACCAGAATATACAATCAGAGAGAGAAAGGAAGTTGAGAAATAGAAGGAAGTATTCTCAGAAGATAAAGCTAGAAGTCCTAAGCCATTATTCAGGTGGAGTTCCAAAGTGTGCTCTCTGCTCTTGCTTCAACTTAGATGCTCTTACTCTGGACCATGTGAAAGGTGGAGGAAATGCTCACAGGAAGTCCATAGGGGCAACTAGAAGACATAGGAAAGGAAGAGTTAGCGGAATTGACTTTTACAATTGGATCAGACAGAATAACTATCCAGAAGGTTATAGGATTCTCTGTATGAATCATCAGTTTATTGAAAGAGCGAGGATGTTATATCATGGTTAAGAGGACTATAAGTTGGATGTTTCCTTTGGTTGTCTCTAAGTCATCCAAGACAGAACCAGATGACTATAAGTTCTTCAAGAGACTGGAAGCAGTTGGGACTGGCTGGAGAGCAGGATTGACATACATGCCTGTCTGTCCACATGTCCACAATGCTAAGAAGTGTGTTCTGAAGGAAAGATTCTGCAGACCATTCTACTGGCTAACCAACCTCAAGTTCCCTGTCAAGTGTATCTATGCTGATCATTTCAGATGTGCCTATGTCAAGGATTATTACTACCAGAGACTCCAGATAGGAACAGACCAGGAATATCCAACTGAGGCATCCAAGAGAAGGTATGTCATGCAGTCACACATTAGAGGAGACTCTCAACATACTGATGTTAGAATGGAATGGGATGGATTCCTAGTTGGCTATGAAGTGGTTGGAGGTTCGGTAAAGGAACCAGTTACCCCTGATAAATGGGAGATAAACAAGGGACAGAGAATCGAATGGAAACTCACACAGCCTAAGGATTGGTTAGAGGTAGAAGGCAAGATAGAGCCAGGCGAGATTGGAGCAACTCAAAGAGAAGCTGGAGAGTTCAAGATCGTATCCAAGGGAGTCTTCTGGGAAGGAGCACAGAAGCCTTACTTCAAGGAATTCTTCTATAAGTCTGATAGAGATACAGGTCCACTAAAGAAAGACAAGTATGTACGAGTAGTTGTCAGAGGACTTAGACTGCCTTTATTGGATCCTGAGACAAGGAAGAAGATCCCAGGCAAGTATGAGATAATATGGAGATTCATGGTGCCAGAAGACCAAGTGGCATATGCCCTAGAGAGGGGAATGAAGAAAGACTGGAAACCTCCAAAGGGTGTCATTCCAGTTCCACCTGACCAGAGAGACTCTGAGGAATTCAAGATATGGAAAGCAACCTTAACTGAGAACCTGGCCCAGGCAAGATTCAGTGTCATTGAGATTAGTTGGCTAGGTCCAGTTCATGTGAGAGGACAAGCTGAGAGAGAATACTATCTAAGAATAGATGATGGAAGTGCTAAGGTGCTAGGCTTCCTGTTGACCGACAATCCATTGAGAGTTCTCCCAGTAGGAGCAATGGGTGAAGGGAGAATCAACAAGAAGTGGCTAGACTATGAGGGAGAACTATCTCCAAGTACACCATACAATCCAAACAAGGAACTTAGAGCATACCATAAAGTCCTAGAGTTAGCAGACTGCAATATCAAGGAATCAACAGATGAGACAGGAAAGACTATCTATGATCTAGAATTGAAGGGCACAGAACTGAAGGGGAACTTCAGACTAATTCAAGAGGAGAAAGGAACTCCTACTTATACACTTGAAAGTCTATCAACAGGACATGAGTTTGTCTTGCACAAGCACTATGGAAATGGAATCAAGGAACACTATGATCTAAGATGGAAGCTGGCTAGTGATCACAAGCAAGAGATCAACATCTACAAAGATCCTCGTAGGTTAGATGTAGGAGAGAAAGCATTCGCTAGAGTGAAGGATGTTCATGAAGACCCAGAGACTCTCAAGTTATGGATGGTCACTGAAGGAACTCATCTCTTCAGATTAGTTGGGCCTCTCGAGACATACATTGACTGCTTGGATTCGGGAACTCTGGAGATTCTAGGGCAGACAGAAGATGAGATCACATTAAGGGTAGAAGGACAGAAATTCAAGGGAGTATTCAAGGCAAATAGAGTTGAAGGTGGATGGGAATTCTCAAGGATAGAGGACAAGGTCCAGAAAGAAACCAGTGAGTTAGACATGGCTCTGAAGAAGAAGAAGTTAGAGTTAATGGAGAAGATATTGAAGGAGGAGAATCAAAGTGAAGATGTATAGAGACCCTGAACTGAAGGAAGAGATCTCCCAGATAGATTTTGGAGAAGTGGAGATAGGGCAAAGCAAGGAAATGACAGTGTATCTTCTCAATGAGAGAGATACCCTATTGAAGAATCTAAACTTCTCCTTCAAGAATAAAGATGTCGAAGTGATAGAGAGTCCTAGGGCTCTCAGTCCTAGACAAATTACTAAGTTGGTAGTGAGATGGACTCCTAATCTTCAGATAAAGAGTGCTCTCAAGATAGACCTACTCGTCAGGGGAGAGGAAGTCATTCTTAAGTAGGTGGAGTTGATATGGCATGGTTAACGGGATGGAAGTATCGCAAAAGCCATGTGATCAATCCTGCAAGCGAGGCAGGAACAGGTTACCAAGTTAAGATCATTGTTCATTATGGCTCTGGCATAGATACGGCTGGAGATGTCTACCTAAACAGTGGATGTAGAACAGACTTCGGGGACATCCGGTTCTCTGATAATGATGAGACCACACTTCTGCCTTACTGGATAGAACAGAAGATTAATTCAAATAACGCTATCATTTGGGTGAGGATAACAGACGATCTCAACACAAGTGCAGTCACCATCTACATTTACTTCGGGAAGGCAGATGCAATCTCGGCATCTAGCATTGGAAATACTGGCATCATAGGACAAGACTTTGATGAACAGGGTGATAGTGAAGCTCCTACTAACTGGATCCTAGAAACACAACAAGGTGGAGAAATAAGAACTGTTAGTGATCCTTATGTTTCTCCTTCCCGTTCACTCATGTTCAGAGACTCTTCGAGACAAGCCTATGTGCAAGCTTATAGGCCATTCTCGAATCAGACAAGATTCAAGTCTGAGATTATGGTACGGTCCAATCAGAACGGTACAACCTTTACTCTACTCTTTGAAGATGCAGCAAGGCTAGCTGGGCCAGTCATAGAGTTTTGGAACAATGGTTGGATAACATACATCCTTCCTTCTGGGAATCATTCCAACATCCAAAAGTATTATCCAAATATCTGGTATAGATTACTCCTCATTATCGATTGCAGTACAGATACATTTGATATCTACATAGATGGAGTACTGAAAGGAAGTAGTCTCCCATTCTACAATGTTTTAACTGACATAACTAACTTGACAGTTTGGACAGGTACTCAGTCCCGGATGGATTCTTTTATAGATGACTTGATATTATTCAAGCACATAAGTCCTGAACCAAGCCACGGAGGTTGGGGATACAGGCAGACCTCTATTGAAACTATCGAATCATTTGGGATGCAAGACTTCTTCATCAAGAAACATGTCCTCAGAATCTTCAAAACTCTAATTGAGATCTTTGATCTTGAGGATTCACAGAGTCGAATCAAAACTCTGCAAAGAAGTCTTGCTGAGTCCTTAGTCTTCCTAGATTCAAGAATTAGTTCCAAGAGTCTCATGAGAACCTTTGTAGAGTTGCTAGGAGTCTCTTGCTTTCTAGCCAGGCAAACACCAATTATTAGAACTGTGATTGAGAAACTAGGAACAACAGATGTCTGGTCAAGAACTAAGATCATAGTGAGGACTAGGACTGAGGAATTAGATCTTGCTGATAGTAGATCCAGGATCAAAGAACTCCAGAGAATCATCATTGAGGGTCTTGGTGGAAAAGATATCCAAAGCAGAATTAAGGATCTCCAGAGAGTCTGTTCAGAACTACTGGCTTCGGAGGACTTCATCCATATCCCACTGAAAGTTCAGATAGCGGTTCTTGAACTTCTTGGACAACTCGATATCATCCTGGAAGAGATACTAATTCCTAAGGCGATTCTACCTTCTAAGGTAGGGAAGAAATGGAGGATCGTACAGAGAATTCCTACTCTGGGCAATCCTTACGAAGAGTTTGAGATTCCAGTCCCTATACAAGGATTTCCTTTCACCCAATTAGTTGAAGAGATTCCACTCATAGGGAAGCCAGTAGCACAATTTGCACTTAGACTTAGTGTCAGAGGGAAGAAAGGATTCAAGGTATTGAAGGAGTTACTAGATGGCTAGTTATAATAATGAGGAAATGCTAGTACTAAAGGAGTGTCATGTAATATGATAGATGTACATTCTGAACTGATACAAGAGAGACTTTCAAACCCTGTCATTGTCAAGAGAGAAGAGGGTAAACTCTTCATCTCAGGAGTAGCTCTTGCTGAGGGTGAATGGAAGGGAGTATTCTATCCAGCAAGTGAGTTGGAGAGAGCTGCCAGTTTACTGCTTGGAATACCTATCAAGATTGAACATGAACTTGAATCTAGAAGGACAATTGGGAAAGTAACTGAGTCTGCATATAATCCTCTGCTCAAGGCAATTCTATTCAAGGCAGAGATCACAGGTGAGGACTTTCCAATAGAGGACTATGACTTCGTGAGCGTATCCTCATGGATGAACAAGTTGACATTACCTGATGGCAAGGTCGAAGGACATGACTTCTCGTTTGATGAACTGTCCTTGACTCAAAGTCCAGCATGTAAGACCTGCTTCATCATATCAAAGGAACAGTTATCAGATATAACCCAGGAGCAATTTAGCTCTACAAAACATATTGAATTGAAGGAGAAATTGAAGTTGATTGAAGAGAAGAAGACAGAGACGAAAGAGAATCCTAAACTCTTTGCTATTGTGGAACTGCATTCAGTTGAGGAAGTAGAGGAACTTCAGAAGAAGTACCCATATGTCTATCCTTACTATGGCTATCCTCACAAGTATCCATATTATTACTATGACCAGCAAGAAGGCAAGTACTATCCATACTATCCAAAGTATCCAGAGAAGGCACCTGAGAAGAAAGCTGACTATGGATGCCCAGAAGGAGAAGTGTGGGATGAGAAGGAAGGTAAATGTATGCCTATAAAAGAGGAAGCAACTGAGACTTTAGCTGAGACTCCGAAGAAAGAGGAAATCCCTAAGGCAGAAGTTCCAAAGGAACCATGTGAGCCCTGCAAGGAAGCTGCTCTTGTTAAGGAGATGGAAGGTCTCAAGACTGAGGTCGAGAACTTGAGGAAGTCAGTAGATCTTGGTAGAGAGAACCAGACCAAACTTGAAGCTGACAAAGTGAAGGAAGTCAAGGATGCAGTAGAAAGGACAAGGAATGAGATCCTTGTTGACTTAGAGAACCTCAAGGTTCTAAAAGATTCTAATCTCGTTAGACAGTGGAAGAGTGAAGGAGCAGTTCGTCTAGTCGGTGAGATTAAGCAAATAATCAATAAGCACAAGAAGTAACCTGAAATCCTGACTTGATCAAAGTCGAGGTAAAGAACAAATTAGAAGGAGATTAAAATGACAAAGATTGAAGAGAAAATCTACAAGCGCTTTAATGAAAAGCTAGCTTTGACTGCGGGTCCTGCGGCTGTTGGTGTGGCTAAGGTCATATCTGAGGCTGCAAAAGCTGCTGCAATAGGCAGAGAATTGATGTGGGTCATTGAGACCGATCAGTTGACCTTGCTGGTACCCAAAGCTGGAATTGGCAGTGCAACTATAGTTACAAATGACACCTATGATGCTGATACTGATGAGGGCGAATCCTATACCTATGGAACTGTTGATGTGAATCGAAGAGTCTTCTCAGGCCAGAGTTGGACTGAAGGATTCATCGAGGAAGTTCCATTCAGTGTGGTAGAAAGACAGATCCAAGGTGTTGGCACAGCAATAGGAAAGGAAGAGACTGCTGACATCTTCGCCATGTTTGGAGCTATCTCATCCGGTGATTTGGCCGGTGGAACGATAGGCACTCTAGCAGGAACAATAACCATGGCTGACCTAAGTGCAATGGTCACTGATGTCAAGGGTGGAGATTATGTCCCAACAGTAATAGTGATGACACCAGAATTGTATGGTGAACTATTAAAGGACGAGAAGTTCACAAGTTCTCTGTATACCGAGGAACAAGTACTGGGCAGCGGTCTCAGAAGTCTTCTATTAGGTTGCAAGATTCTTGTAACGAGTCTCTGCATAGCGAACACTATCTTCTGTATTGATGCAACTGCTGCAGCTGTTTTGGCTATCCGCTCAGATCTGGAGATAAAAGACTGGGAGAATGGTCAGACAGGCAAGATGGGCATAAGGGCCAGAGAGCGCATGGGTAGACTAGTGCTAAGGGGAACTGCTGTAGCTAAGTATAACAGATAAACCTCCTGATTGAGCTGGTGAGATTCCAGCGAAATTCCCCTATTTTCTGGGAATCGAGGTATCAATAATTGAAGATCCCTGTGTGGGCTATTGTAGAGTACTTGTCGTGTCCTAAGAAAGCCTACTTCCTATGCTATAAGAAAGTGCTTCCTTCAGGAGAACGAAAGAGCAAGTATAGACTCAAGGGGATTGAGATGCATGAGAGACTCGTGAGAGAATTCTTATCTAAGTCCTGGGATAGACAACTCTACTTCTATCACCTTGGATGCAAGTATGGCATAGAAAGAGAATTCAAGGGCTTCACTATAGTTGGGAAACCTGATGCTCTCGATGTTATCTACGAGAAAGATCCTACTGGGAAGATCATAGGGAAGAAGATCTCATTAATTGAGTTCAAGACTACTGGGCAAGAAAGACCTGCCCTGTGGCAAAGAGAACATGCCATCTTCCAAGTACAGATCTACCGGTGGCTAGCAGGTCCTAGTCTTGATTCGCTTGGCCTTAAGTTTCACGATCGTGATAGCATCCTATGGTATCAACAAGAGCCTGAGGAGTTTATGTTCGAAGAGGATGCAATTCCTTTGGATGATATCGAAGAGATCCTGAGTTTTATTATTGACACCTGGCTTGGGTTAAAACCTATGAAGTATCCTCCAGTACCATTAGCAAGAAAGATCTGTAGATGCTGCAGTAAAGAAGTCAGGGATCAATGCGATTACTTCCAAAATGAAGTTAGGAGCAGAGAATCTTGGAGAACTTGAACAGTTACTTCAAGGACTTGACAGATTTTGATCCTATTCCTCCACAGAAAAGTTTCTTTCTAGATATGATGAATTTTGGCATTAAGTTGGTCTTGGTTTCTTCTGGTACTAACTGTGGCAAGACACTATCAGCAGCCATTCTCATTCTCTGGTTTATCACTGAAGTTTCAAAAGAGCTTAAGAGACCGATCAGAGTTCTTGTTATCACTCCCCAGACTAAAGAATTATGGTCTCATTTGAGAAGAATCTTCAGAGAGCATCCTGAACTCCTGCGCCTTGATCCTGATGGTCCTGATTCCACTAAGGATGACAGATCCAATGACAGGCTTGTGACAAGAGGAATCTACCATGATATTCCAGAAGATGGATTCCAGTTCAAGGACAATCTTTCAGAGGTTCTGATCAGAGGAGCAACCTCTAGACAGATCAAGGGACCACATTGTGATCTCCTGATAGTGGATGAGGCCGGTCTGGTTAAAGAGAGTGCAATCAAAGACTGTCTTGGTAGAATGCAAGGGATCTGCAGACTGATCCTCCTTTCAACTCCTGAAGAGGACTCATACTTCGATGACTTATGTTCCAAGCCTGAAGAGCAAGAGAAAGGCTGGAAGCTCTATAACTGGAGCAAACTTGATACTCCTTGGAATGAAATGGCTGTTATGATTGCTAAGAAGGTCCTAGGAGAGACTTCAGCAGAATACTATACAGATGTGCTTGGAGAGTCTGCTAAGGTAAGCACCAAATTCCTATACAGAGAATTCCTTCCCAAATGTTCTATTCCTGGGTCAGCATATCTAGAAGGTGGAGATCTCATTGCTGGTCTGGATCTTTCTGAGGGAAAGGCAGATCCTATTTCACTAGTCATAGTTGAAGTATTGAAAGAGAGGAACAAGCTCTATCTAACTCGAAAGTGGGAAACTCCTATAACAATTGAAGAATGTCTGCCTGAAATCAATCAGATCCTAACTGACATGAAAGTGAAGATTGTGAATATTGACTACAGGCCATTTGCTCCAAGTGAATATGCCCAGGAGAATGTCAAGATCCCTTACACAATAATCAATGGGCAGGAGTTGGGTCGAAAGACTCAGATGATCCACAATCTCAGAAGGATAATGAAGGCAGGAAAACTGGAGCTTTATGATGAGCATAAGGACATAAAAGAAGAGTTGAAGAAGTATCGATTCGACATAGGAAGAAGAGATGATCTAACTTGTGCTCTAATGATGGCTCTCTGGAAGGAAGATTCTATGTCATCTCAGAAGGGAGTTTTCATAGAACTCAAGAGTCCAAAGAAGGTATATGGAAGGAAGAAGGATGACTGGTGAGGAACTGATAAATAAGTGAGCGATCTATTCAACTAGAGGGATAACTGTGCAAGATGACTTTGAACCTAGATATCTGAATTACTTCTATCAAACTAGAAAATCTAAGCGTGGAAGGTTTCCTCGTTGCAGGAAGTGTCTGAAGGTTATTGAATGGAATGAGGAATCTATCTTCTTCATGACAACCTCTGGATTCGTTCGGGAGTTCCTTAAGATGATCACCACTTCTCCTCATCATGTAAGTTGGGTGACTCTCTGTATGAAGTGTTGGAAGAGACACAAGAGACAACTGGATGCTCTGGAAGGCACTGGATATAGTTGAGTAACTTCCAGTAAGATCCAAGTTAATCCAATTACTAAGTCATGCCAGGAGTCCATTCATATCGATGTGGCCTCTGGATCTTCCTTCCAATCTGAACAGCACTTAAAATAGAGTTCTGATATGACCATTCTCAGCGATGGATGTTTTGTGCAGTGGCAATATCTCCTTCTTGGATGGAAATATGCTAATATCCTGTGTCTACAGTTGCTACAACTTTGTCTTGCGATCTTATCCCAAACTGTTCTCTTCAACTTCCTCTCAAATCCCACTGAAAGAATGTTCTAGTCTAAGTGTTAGGTCTAGGTATCTACAGTTGAAACAATGCTGATCTGCAATCTTGTAATAGACTTCTCGTTCCTGTTTGTTCATTGGTCTCACTTCTTCCTGAGGAATCGTCTGAAGTCACACTTCTTCCAACCATCATCCAATTGATACATTAGTATTGACCAACAACGGTCACATAGAATGAAGTCTTCTTTGGCTTTATAGGCATCCAGGAATTCATCAAATCCATACTTCTGTTTCTGTTTCTCTGTGGCAGGATGGAACATGTCGAAGTCTGCCCCCTTCTTGATCTCATGGAATGGAAGGAAGGAATCCTTGATCGAATCTATGAATTCTTGAGTGTAGTCAAGTTGCTTCATAGCTTCTTCGATATCATCCTCTGACCTACCACACTTAGAGCAAGTCTTGAATCCTAATATCTTCCTGAACATTGTTCTAGTTCTCATTCTTCATTCCTCCCTAGTCGTTTAAGTATTCGTTCTCTCTCAATATATAGTACACAATTATGGTCTTCTTCCTCCGTCCACCACAGATTATTGTCCATGTAGAGTATTATTCCTCCTTTTCCATTTCTTGTTTAAACTTATCCCATCTATCTTTAAGCTCCTCTGTTACCTCTGCAAGATAATCCTCAGTGTTTTTCTTGAACTCCTCGAGATGCTCCTTCTCTTCTGCTCCTTCTTTCTCATTACCATTCCAGATGGTTGAATCAATTCTTGCCTCTATTTCTTCTTTGACTATCTCTTGAAGTTCCGCGGGTTCTAGACAATCTAGTTCCCAGACTACTTGATATGGATATCTCATTCGCTTCAAGGCTGGGTCTTTCTTATTCAGTGCTGTTGTCAGGTTCTGTTTGTTATACTTTGCTATCTGTGCCTGGTTGAGACCTATTCTTGTCACAGTAATATTCAAGCCTCTATTGTTGAAAGCATCCATATTTTCTTGGAGTGCTCGCAACATATCGAGTCCTGACGGGTCATGGTCAGACAGGAGTAGAATCTCTATCTCTTTAACAGGAAATCTATCTACTCCTTTGATAACTGATGTGTGAGAACTGAATCCTTTAGTGGCTGAATATTTTACTCCGCATTCCCTGCAAACCTTACCTACTGAAGATAGCAACGCTTCCTTCTCTATCCAAACTTCAATGTATTTCGTTTGTCCTCTCCACGCTTTCCTACAGTAACTCCCGAATTCTATATTGTCTATCTGAGATTCAATGTAAGCTTCTGGAGAATTATATCCAAAGTCTCCGCCCTCAACAGGTCGATTGCTGTCTACTATGTCATTTCTAAATTGTCCTTGTTTCCTCAGTCTTCCTATTAAGTCTCCAAGATAGATGTATGCATTTTTATTCTTTGGTATGAAGCCATGTGCTACAAGATGGTAATAGATCTGCCTCAATGTCACTGGTGTGTTTGCCACGATGAACTTGCCTGCTTCAGATATGGCATCAGTCCATTTCTTGCCCTGTTTCCTTCCTCCTCCTAAACGAGGCCCCGGTTTCCTCAATCCTTTGCAGTATTTTCTTACAGTTGCCTTGGGTATGCTGAGATTCTTTGAAATCTGAAGATTAGTCAGTGTTGGTGCCAAGGCTCTTATCTGCTTTATGATTTCCTTCGGTACTGGATGTCTTCCCATTTATATTCCACCTTCTCCTTCACGAAGGATTTTGCAAAGCATCTTTACTTTCATTCTTCTATTCCCTGCGAAATCTAAAGTTCTTGCTCATAACATTCAAGGCACATCTGATGATGATCATCATATTCCTCTCGTGTTATCGGCTTTCCACACCTACTACATTCATTCGTCTTTTCTTCTTCCATTCTTTCTTCTCCTATTGTCTTTTCAGGTCTTCTCTAATGAGCTGTCTTATTCTCTGACTGGCTCCCTCGTCTTTATATTTGAGACAGAACGAGAACCATAGTTCATCTTCTATCTTGAAGTTCCTTGATTTCTTCATTCTTTACCACCCTCCTGTTTTTCTCCTATACATAATATTACGACACTACGATATATTAACATTGTGGTGAGACACCAATTTGGTAGTTCAATCCAGGAGACCAACACAGACTTGGCTTTCCCATCATCTTTAATCCCTAGTAGAATAGGAAGTTATCTTTCTAGTATTCGGGTTGATTTGGTTGAACTAGAAAACTGAGGAACTTAATGATATCAACGGCGTTGACAACTTCAGTTCTGCCGCCGGCGGATCTGGAATAGCCTTGAACAAGCAAGGATGCTAAGCACCTCAGACATTCCAGAAGACTATCTCATGAGAAGAAGCATTGATCTCGACATATGATAAATTGCATGATCTGTCCGGCGGACAGTCCATTACATTTGAACAAGTTCAGATGCTAAGACTTCATGATACCGCCGGCGGCGGGATCATCACCAAAGAGCAAGCCTGCATGTTAAGTACTTCAGACATACCAAGGAAATGTCACATTTTTGGCCCCCCGCCCAAAAATATTATCTTGAATATCAGTAGGGAACTTCCATACATTGAGGCAAGAGACATGAATCTAGATGTAGAAAAGGCATTAGTCAAGCAAAGAATGTCTCAGGGTGGTAAGGGAGAGACAATTGTCCCTACCTTAGCAGGGAAAGCATCCGAGAAGACAGCAGAGCAGGTTGGTCTAAACTATAAGACATTTGAGAGAGCACAAAAGATCATAGAGAAAGGTTCAGATGGACTGAAAGATTTGGTGAGGAACCAGACCCTAAGTATCTATGGTGGTTGTAGACTAGATATCAGGTACTTAAATGTCATCAATTGACGACATTTAGGAACTTAGCAACATCGTCAAATGACGATGTCAGAAGGAAGTACTTGTATTGAAGTATAGATAACCTATGATCATTCTAATACGATCCTACTGTTGCCAAGTCGTGACTTTCCCGGGAAAGGGACGAGGATTCTAGATACCAGGTATTTAGACACTGACACCATAGAACTGTAATCCATCACAATCATAGTATAGATAAACAGTCAAATTGTTACCTAATACTCATGTCGAGGCCAATCCTACTAGCCAGATAAGTCCTGCTTTTAGTTCCGAACTCCATAGAAGGAGATGCAGCCGCTAACCACAATATCCAGTGCTCAGATGGACTTGTACTTATACCACCTAATACCAAGGTGTCAGGTTAAAGATACTTGATCTTGATTCCGAACCTTCTTCGAACAACTGCTCCATACTTGTTCTTCATGTGGTAGGTTTCTAATTTAGATGGAGCAGTCACTACTATCATGTTGAATGGTCTTCCTATTGGTATATACTTGAGTTTCCTGACCTTCTCTTCCACGATGAGTCTACTTATCATCCTCTTTGCTTTCCTTATTCTCTTCTCCACTGCCTCATATGGCAATTCTTTCAGATGGTTCTTGTCCCAGGTTAGGTTCTTACCCACTGTAATTGTTTCATATTTCCTCAGTTCAATCACCTCTTGCTCAGGACTTCTTCTAATGCCTAGCTTAAAACAAAGATGCTAGGGAACTTAGGTGTCTCAGGGATCTCAATCAGTTCTTAGGTTGTCGATACATTCACTGAGTCCAAAGCAGACCTCTGAGTCACAGAATACAACATCTAGAGATAATCTCTTGAGTGCTTCTCTGATTCTTCTTCTGCCTTCCTCACTTACATTCTTGGGTATGACAACTAATACTGACTCCAAGGGAACCATTATAGGATTCTCATTCTTATCCATGTTCAACTCACCTCCCATGCTTCACTCTGAGATAATAATACATGTGTGCCAATTCATGATCTAGAACAAGATTAAAGAATCCCTTAGACTCATTCACTCGAATCAGTATTATATGATTTGGGTGCTGAATGGGAGGAAAGAAAAATCCTGAGTAAACATATCTCTTACTTACTACAAATGCATCAAGATTCTTGGGAAGTGGTGTGTCATTAAATAGATGCTTCCATCGTTTCATAAGTATACTTCTAGGTATCTTTCTCCCTATGAGCTTTTTGATTCCTTCTTTCTTCTTCATTCAATTTCAACTCGAGCAGTCTTTTTTTTCCTCTTCCTTTATGACGGAAGCGTACCATTCAAAGATGTTGAATCCAGTAATGTTGAAACTCTGTACTCGTGTCAAGACAAAATTGAAGTCAAAGTGTAGTGCTTCAAGAGCTAGGAAGATCTTATGCAAATCTTCATCACTGATGTCTTCACTGACTCCAATCACTACTGGAAGGTTCGTTCCTCTGCTATGAAGTACTGAATATACTCTCTCTGTATTCATTAGTCCACCTCCAGGGTTGTCCATCCCTCGCAAGCCCAGGTTTCGAATTGAGACTTGTGTTTCTTCCAGCATTCAGAACAGATGATAGGACAGTTCTTATTTGAAAGTCTACTATAATGGAGGAATCTCCTTAAGGCTGCATTTGACTCCAGGATTCTATAGACATCCTCTCCTGCCTCAATTCTTCGATGACAAGCTCTGCAATATCTTCCTGCACCTCTTCCATGATAGGACATTATGAACTTGATGAATTCAAGCTTCAAATTCTATTCCTCCTTCTGGAAAGAGGTTAGACTTCTCTGGCTTGCTTCTTCGGGAGGTAGATACTGTCCGATCTCAATCTCAAAGGGGATTGGAGCGGACAGAGGCTTATGGTGTCTTCCATAACAAAGAAAACCCTTGATCTTGATAGCGCCCTTGCTCTTGAAAGTCTGTAAGTTCCTGGTCTTGTCTATTACTCCTAGTTTATTGGAATACCATTCCCGGCCTTCCTTGAAGACTGTATAGATACAGCCATCCTTGTCGAACCAGAGATTGAAGGAGACAACAGCACCTTCATGGTGTAGATTTCTTTCTGATAGGACCTTGGAGAATTGCTCTGTCAAGATCTTATCACCCAAATCATAAATTCTATTTCCTATAGTGATCTTGATCTTCTTCCGAATGAATCTAGGCTTCCCGAAGTCCCTATGAGCATCCTGGGATCGTTTGCTGGTTCCTCTCCACTTGATAGGGCATTCCTTCTCTGCCCTAATAACTAGATCAGTTCCGAACATAATACATAACCCAATCCTTTCCCTGGCTCTTGCAACTGAGGAGCTTCCTGGTATAATCATAACTTAGGAACATTCTCTGTAGTTTCTGATCAATCTCATCAGAATGGGCTTCGATGAGCCACTCTCTGACAGAAGCAACTATCTTTCTGTCTACTTCCAAGATCAGCATCTCAGCACCTTCGATGTCTACCTTGATGACATCTGGTTTGTAGAGAACTATCAGTCTCTCTAATTGTTTTGGATCAGTCAAAAAGATGACTAGAGGGATAACAGTTTTTGATGCCTGATAGGAATTGATCAGCTGCTTTCCCTTGTCTTCGTCTCCTTCGACAGCGATGACTTTCTTTGCTCCATACTTCAAAAAGAAGATGGCAGTGCTTCCAATGTCTGCTCCTAGATCTAGAACAATCTTATCCTTGTAGCTTATCAGTTTGTCTGAGATACCCCAATGATTTTCATATCCCATTCTCTAGGTCCCCTTGATAGTACTTCTTCTATAGATAGGATTGACAAGAGATACAGTGATAGGATTAACTAAGTGTATTTGTAATTCAACTAGATCGATCCCTCTATAGAACAACTTACTTTGTCCTCCTACAGTTCCAGTATGCATGTAAGGAGAACTTGTCCTCTAGGTTGTCTGGTATGTTGAATGTCTCTAGGATGTCAAGTGCCAACTGGAGTTCCTCCTCCTGACTTAGTGTCATGTCCTCTCTAGCGACCACCTTGATCTCATAGAACCTGTCCTTGATAGGCCTACAGACCATTGTAATGAAGGTATCACCCTTCTTCAGAAAGATGGATCCATTTATGGTTTTAGACTTTGTCATTCGATATTCCACCTAACTAGGTAAGGGGCCCTGCACTTATAAGAGCTTTACTGTTCCTCTTCTTCAGACGGTACTTCTTTCCGGCTCTGGCGATAGCTGCTTTGCCCTTGGGAGTCTGGGAATACTTCTTCATTGCTCTGGCAAGCACAGCTTTTCCTTTCTTTGTCTTGCAGTACTTGTGCGATCCTTTGACCACTGAGGCAATGTAGAGTTTCCTGGAGCATTCAGGAGAGCAGGTCAGAGACCTTGGAGATCTACTGAACTTCTTCTCATATCTACTTGAAGACAGACCATACACACGAAACTCCCTGCCACAGATCGTACACTTCTTGATCATATCAACCATCAAGTCTTCTAACTCAGTCTGGTGATATAGGTGTTCTTCCAATAGTCAACCTCTTGTTGTCGTCCTACACTTAGACAGTTGAAGACCAGAGGATAACTATGGATACCAGCAGGAGTTGTTCCTTAGGCCTCATTATGGTTCCAGTGCTGGACTTAGGTTCTATTAGTCAATGGTACCTTCAATTCAACTCCTGGAAGGCCATTTATGGTTCCTGTGCATTCTACTTGTATTCAATACAATGGTATACAATAGGAGACTAGATCCATCCCTGGAAGACCTCCGTATCTGCACAATCCTCCCAGGACTCCATCCATCGGTATCCGTAAGGAAAGGGAATGAAAGATAGGAAGGAAGAGACTATAATAATGAGCAAAACCATGATAGTAGGAGTATCTAAGCTTAGATGATACAAGTTGGTGTTATGTGAGACATGTTTGACCGTTTCAGAAAGTCAAAAGGGAAGTTAGCCACAGTAGTAGCAGAAGTGAAGAAAGGAACTGCTGTTCTCGTTCCAAAGAGTAAAGAAAGTTGGATTGTTCCTGAAGCTACCTTCTTAGAAATAACAGAAGCTTTTGAGAAAGAAGCTCTCAGTAGAGAATCTATATTGTATATGGCTGCTGAAGTCTGTGGACTTGGGATCTTTACCACTGGGTCAGAGTATGCGAAGACCTTCAAACTAAAGGAGAATGATGTCGAGAAGACTCCACTGGAACTTGTCAATGACAAGAATGAAGAGATCAACCTTGACGAGATGATGGCTCAGACTTCTGCTGAAACTCTTGCAGATGGAAACTGCTTCTGGGATATCACGGACTTGGAATATCCTGTCATCATACCAATATCTTCAGTGGCTAGATTAGACATGAAGGAGAAGGTTCTAGTTCAGACTGCTAACTTCAATGGTGGGAAAATTCCTGTTAGCAATATAATTCACTTCAGGAGATTCCCTCGATCTGGATCTCCTCTGGGGATTGGGAAGATAGAACCTCTACTAAAGACCTACTCCGAATCACCCAACATTCTTGAGACCATGGCTCTAATGAGGAAGTATTCTGTTGAAGCCTGGGATAAGTTTGCTAATCCATTCCTGATTGTAGCTATCCCTGGACTGCCTGATACAGAAATAACTGCTCTCAATACTAACAAGAATACGATCCCTAAGTCTGGAGACAGATACTTTACCAACCTGGAGAAGACAAGCATTGTCTCTACTATAGTAGACCGAGCACAGGGTTGGGATAACATACAGGAATCTCTCTTCAATCAGTTCCTTCTATCAGTAGGTAACCCATACATGAGATCACTGATGACTCCAGGATTCAGTCCTGGTTCAGTGCAAGCAGTGGGAGATCTTCATAGACTAGAAATAGCATCAGTACAGAGAATAATCAAGAGACAGGTCGAGAAGTACTGGAGGTTATACCTCAAGAAACATGACTTCGACCCTGCTAAGGCCAACATCAGACTAAACTATGGAGTACCCATCGAGAAAGAGATCTCAATAGAAGATATCATCAAACTCAAAGAAACTAACCTCATCACAGAGCCTGAAGCAAGGAAGATGCTGAAGAAGGCCGGGTTTGAGGTGGATATAGAAGTACCGGAGACAGAACAATGAGTAGACTAAGTAGGTATGGAAAGTTGATTAGAATTGTGGAAGGCAATCCAGAACCCAAAGAAACTGCTAAGTTCGATTGGGCTGATGCAGTTCTCGATGCTGGTATCTTCTCAGCTATAACCTTCTTCACCACGATAGCTGGAACTTCAACAGTCGGCTTACAGGGAGAGAAAGGAATCATCGCTGGTGGAATTGCTGCTGCATTAC